AAACTTGGCAAAGTCATACGGGGGAGATTCAAAGGTTGGACTATGGACTCCAGAGGAATTGTCAAAAGAAACGATAGAACTAAAACTCGTATGAAAACAGTATACTATTTTACGGCAGATTGGTGCCAGCCCTGTAAGCGTACCCGTCCAATTGTTGAAGAAATGAATCGTGAGCAGAGCGTCGCTGGTTTTCAGATCATTGATGTTGATGATAATTCAGAATTAGTAAAAAACTTTGGCATAAAATCTGTGCCAACCTTTATTTTATTTGATGATGGTATTGAAAAAAATAGAATTGTGGGCGGACAAACAAGAGAGCAACTAGAGGAATTCATCAATGGATGATATAGAACAAAAAATAATTGATAAACTTATTTTAAATGGTGCCATGGAAATGGCGGGTATAGATTCAAAAACTGGAGAAATACTATATCAATTTACCCCTAAGCTTAAAGAAGTAATGCCTGAACTATATAATGAGCATTTAAATTTTGTAAATGCTGAATTAATGAGACTATGGGAAAAGGGCTTTGTTAATATGGATTTAATGTCAGATAGTCCTATTGTTACCCTTTCGGAAAAAGCTTTCAATGAAGAAGAAATATCAACTCTTTCAGATCAAGACAAATGGGCTATCCAAGAGGTCAAAAGGCTATTAACCACTGGAGAACTCTGATATAATATTGGTATGCCATATCATGTAGGTGCCAAAGGTTCATACGGTTGCGAAGGATACCCAGCCGTAAAAGATGACGGTACGGTAATGGGGTGCCACAAATCAAAAGGGGCTGCTGCCCGTCAAATTTACGCTATAAACATTAGCGAAGGAAATATTGGTAAGTCCATGGTCAAAGAAGGCGATATGGTCATGGCGGGACATGATGATGAAATTCATGTTGGTCGTGTTGTTCACGTAATGACAGAAGGAATGCTTGGATTTCCAGGATCAGAGTATGCTTTAGTAGCATCTCCAGAAGATCCAGCAATATTAATGCAACTCTTTGAAATGGAAGAGGGTGGCTTAGAAGAAACAGAATATTTCATGGGGCACAAAGCATCTGAAGTAATGGCAATGCCATCTTTTGAATCTAATGTTGGAATGGATAAGTCTATTAAAAAAGAATATGAAGGATGTGGCTGTCCAACTTGCAAAGAACTTAATGTAAATTGTGAAAATTGTCCTGTATGTAGTTCAGAATCTATGGGTAAGTCTTATCATTCCGATAATGAAGATGAAGATAAATGGGATAACATGACTAAGGCATGTTGGGTTGGCTATGAGCAGCAAGGTATGAAAGAAAAAGATGGACGAATGGTTCCTAATTGTGTACCAGTGAAGAAGTCTGATGACATTGATAAAGCAAAAAAGCCAGACTATGATGAATTTATTCAGCCACGTCGTGGTGGTAGTGAGCCATCAAATGCTCGTCTATATGCACAAATTATTCGTGAAGCAAAAGATAAATTTGATGTATATCCATCAGCAGTTGCAAATTCTTGGGTAGTTCAAGAATATAAGCGTCGTGGTGGAACATACAAAGCAGAAAAAGAAGTTACAAAAAGTATTTGGAGCGGTGGATTGTTAGATTTTAAAGGATTTACAAAATAATGTCAAGCGGAAAGTATAATCCACATCGTGGATTCAATCCAATTCAAATTAAGAATGGAATGATTGTTCGTTTGAGAAAAGACGGAACTGTAAAAGCAGTCCTTGGAAAATATGGGGAGTATGGTAAAGATGACAAGAAGTAAGATAGTTCAACCATCAGATATACATAAAGCAGAAACATATACGCCTACTTCAGGAATGAAGGCTGCAGCTCGTCGTGCTCTTAAGTGGAAAGAAGAAGGCAAGGCTAAAGGTGCTGGTACGCCTGTAGGGTGGGGCAGAGCAACAGATATAGTTGCTGGTCGTGGTCTATCACTTGATACTGTAAAGCGTATGTATTCATTCTTCTCACGCCATGAAGTAGATAAGCAAGGTAAGGATTTTTATAATACATCCAATCCATCCAACGGAAGAATAATGTGGGATGCTTGGGGAGGAGACGCAGGATTTTCCTGGTCTCGTAAAATCGTAGAACGTGAAAAGAGAATGAATAAAGAAATGTTCTCTAATTTTGGTGCAGATCATACCAAATCAAATTCTTTTTCTGCGGTATTTAAAGATAATAACTAATTGACATAGTTCCTACGCCCTGATACAATAGTATGGGTAGGAGATAAAATGTTATATGATATAGCACAAATTATATTGATTATCGTCTTGACTTTTTACTGCTCATACTCTATAATTAAGTATAACTCTAAAATAAGGTCAAGGGGGATTAAAATGGTTTTGAGAAGCCAAAGTGCTATTCATAATAAGACTAAATTGTTTAGTCCACCAGTTCAAAAGCCAGAGATGTTTTCTCAATCTAAAAAGCATGTGCAAGATCACATGTTGAAAGTTATGGTTATTGATGGCAAAGCTTATTGGGTTAAAGATAATATCTTTTTTGTCGCTGAAACTTATAGAGGAAATGTTTTACACGATAGTGCAAAGCAGGTAGACACATCTGAAATGTCTAAAGCAGATATTGATAAGATGATGTTTATTCTAGATAAACTAAAGGAGTCTCAACAATGAATGTTGTAGTTCAAGGTAGCAAAGAATTTAATGACTACCAGGTTTTTCTACGTGCTATGGGTGTAGCAATGTCTGGTATGAATGCTGATGATAAAGAGATCCATATCTATTCTGTTGGTCCAGCAAAGATCAACTCCATGGTTTCAGAATTTTGTAATCTTTCTGAGCGTGGAATGAAAGCAAGAGGTATGAGAATTAAACATTACAAGGTGCCATCATCTTGGGCTATAGAAAATATGGAATATATAAACTATTTTGCTTTCTTAAGCAAACCAAAAGATCCAGTGTCAAAGCTGGTTTCTGTAGCAGAATCAAAACAAATTGAGACTGGAATATTTAGGTATTAGGAGTACATTATGATTATAACAAGTTTAGAAAAAATGGAAAAAATTGTTGCAAAGAATCCAAACCTTTCATGGATTGGTTGGGATGTTGCAGATCGTAAACGATCAGAGTCTGGGCGCACATCTCCAAGCGGTGTAAGAGTAGATGGAGTTTGGTATCTACAAAGAATATATCCTGTTAATAAAAATGGTTGGGATATTCCGAATAAGTATAGGTCGTAAACCATGCAACAGCATCTTTGGAAAGATGACTCTGCTTGTTTTGGTATAGATACTAATATCTTTTTTGAAAAATATGAAGATGATATTAGCTCAAGATCAATAGTAGATTCTTTGTGTAAGGCATGTCCAGTGGCAAACAAATGTTTTGCTGTAGGCGTATCTGGTAAAGAGTGGGGAGTTTGGGGCGGTATTTATCTTGAGCAAGGAGAAATATCTAAAGAATTCAATAGCCATAAAACTAAAAAAGAATGGGGAGAAATGTGGAAAGCGTTGACGACGGAAACCAATTAACTAGTTTTGAAACAGTATGCTCTATCCTTGCTGAGCTTTGGTCTAATTATAGGCAGGATAAAAGTCTATCAGATTTCATCGAATATAATGATTTAGGTCTACCGCTTGCATTTTTAATAGACGCACAAATGGTTGATGCTTCTCCAGTAGCAAAGGAATATGTGCTTGAAACTTGGCAAATATTTTTGGCTGCCCTTGGATTAGAAAATGATATAGAGTGGAAATCTTTGGATCAAATTTTTAAATATTCAGAAGGTGCAAACAAGGATAAGTAGTGTATACAGATGCCATGCGTAGAGCATTCCATAATATAATTGCTCCAGCAAACTTTAAGATTTCTCTTATTGACAATGAGCACTTCCTTACGATAAAATTAGATGAGAAGTCGTTCTTGCCATTAACGCATGACGAAAAGATAGAGGCAGTAAAATATATTGCTACTGTTAAGAAAGCTTTAGAAATGGAGGGAGCAATCGTGTTAGTAACACGAGAGCCACTACAATAATGCAAACATTTTTACCATCATCAAATCCAGTAACAACTGCTCGTTGGCTAGATAGTAAAAGACTTAATAAGCAGATACTTGAGTGTTATCAAATTCTCAATGTACTGTCTGGTAAGTCTCCAACAGGCGGTTGGCGCAATCATCCTGCAGTTCTTATGTGGAAGGGCTATGAGCGTGGCCTATGGCAGTATGTACAGGCTATGATTCGTGAGGCTCGTGAACGGGGTATTCGTACAGAAAATAATGAGGCTAATCTTAATAGGCTTAAAGAACAATGCTGGGATGATTGGGGACAAACACCACCATCTTTCTGGACTGATACTAACAAACTTATGCGTGTAACAACTACACACAAAGCAAGTTTATTTGATAAAGATCCTATGTATTATTCTAGTTTTGGCTATGCAAAACACAGTTTATATAATCAGCCCTGCTGCTCCACATGTAAATATTATTGGGTAACACACGAAGATAGGCTTAAGTAATATTGTTGTAGTATACTTATATATGAGAAGAGGTGTCTAGTGGATATATTATTAATATTCCTCGCAGTTTTTGGCCTATCGTTTTTTATTGCTTATATATATACTGCAAGACAGCTTAAAGTAACTACACAACATTTAGCAGAAAGCATACTTCTTTATTTAGCATCTTCCGAATCTAATAATATTGAACCCTCTTTACCTTCAGAGGGAGAAAAGGTTCATAATGAAAGTTTTATAAAGTTTTTATCAGATTCTCGTGATTGGGCTTTTCAATATATAGAAGAAGTACAGACAGGACTTAGAAGTTTTATAGAAGAAGTTGAACCAGAGATTACATACTATAACAAGTATGGGGCTGCCATTGAGGGGATGATTCCGTCTCATGATAAAGCACTTAAAAAAATATCAAAAGAGATTGATTCATTAAAAAAACTATTGCCAGAGGAATTGAATGATAGACGCTAGGGGAATACCTACGTGTATATGCCCTAATTGTGGAGATACTCTTTTTAAAATTATTGCCGCTTTTGATCCAGAAACTTACACTATTGGAATGTATCATTTAGATATTGAGTGTGTCAACTGTGGCGCATTGGCAACTGCTCCAACACCAATGGATAACCCAGATAAGGACCCAAGAAATGATCAAATTTAAATTAAAGACAATGGATGAGGCTTGGTCATATGATTATCCAGTTTGCGAAATTAAAGAGTGTTTAGAAGAAAGCGATAAGCTTGCAATGACAGAAACAAGGTTCGTTGATTTTTGTAAGAAACATTACGAACAATACTTAATGGGGGAAATATGAAAGATATATTACTATCTACTTTAACAGGTTTTGGATGTGGCTTAGTATTTGCTGCATTCAAATTACCAGTACCAGCGCCACCAGTTTTTGCTGGGGTGGCAGGAATAATTGGTCTCTGGGCTGGATATGCTATACTATTTAAGGTTCTATCCTAGGAGGATAAAATGGAACTAAGTAAGAAAAATAAAGCGATGCTTGCATCATATGCTCGCTCTGTTGTGGGTGCAGCGTCAACGCTGTACATTGCTGGTGTAACAGATCCAAAGGATCTATGGGCAGCACTTGTCGGTGCGCTCATCCCAGTAGCAGCACGTGCAGTCAATCCAAACGATCCAGCATTTGGTCGTTTGCCAAAGGCATCTGCAGTTGAGGAAGCTCTAAAAGCTGCAAAGCCAAAGAAAAAGAAGTCTGAGTAAATAGCTCGGCGAAGATGGGGCAGATCTTAATTGGTCTGCCCTATTTTAATGCTAGGTTTATATGGAAAATTTTGGATCACTCTGGATAGGAAATCCTTTAAGCAAGGTTGAGCAAACAGCCCTTGCTTCTTTTATTTTTTATGATCACTCTTTTACTTTATTTGTATACGACATGAGTATGGAAGTTCCAAAAGGTGTAATCAAAAAAGATGCAAATACTATAATTCCAGAGTCAGAAATATTTAAAATTCAAAATTCATACGGGCCTTTTGCAGATATGTTTAGATATACAATGATTAAAAAGACTGGCCTTACATGGACAGATACGGATTCTATATGTTTGAGATCTGATTGGAATTTTGGTGAGTACCTTTTTGGTTTTGAAGAAGATGACAGATTAGCAAACGGTATATTAAGAATGCCACAGGACTCTGACCTAATAAACTTCTTAATAAAGAACTCAGTCAAATATGATAAAAGCAAAATAGTTTGGTCTGAAATTGGACCATTATTGGTAACAAAGGGTGCCAAGAAATTTAATGTTTTACAATATGCACAGCCACCAGAAGTATTTTATCCAATACATTTCTGGCAGTGGAAGAAGATTTGGGATAGAGACTATACAGAAGAAGTGCTTCACAAGTGTAAAGATAGTCATACTTTACAGATATGGAATCAATTCTTAAATAGAGAGGGTAT